CAAGGTCCTCTTAAGGTCGCGCCTGCGGAGTTGCAAGAACGGCTGGTTTTTAAATTTATACGTAAATTTACGTATAAAAGCATTGACATACGTATTGATACGTGTTATAATATAAACAATGAAGGAGGGAAAACATGAAATATAGTGAGCTGGAAAAACTACTGAAAAAAGCCGGATGTACAGTTTACCGTGAAGGCGCCAACCACACGCAATGGTACAGTCCCATCACCGGAAAGATTTTTCCAGTAGGGCGGCACAAAAATCAAGACGTTAAGTCAGGAACGCTCAAAGCAATTAAGAAGCAGGCGGGGTTACAATGAAGCCCCGCTGGGCTTCTGCCTATAAATTGACATTATGAAAGGAGATTATCATATGGCAAAATATGTTTATCCGGCAGTTTTTACCCCGGAAGAGGATGGCGGTTATTCAATTAATTTTCCAGATATAGAAGGCTGCTTCACACAAGGAGAAAATTTGGCGGACGGAATGGCTATGGCGAATGATGTTTTATGTTTGACCTTATACGATTTAGAGCAGGCAGGCAAGCCTATTCCGGCAGCCGGCGCGGTAAATGATACGCCGCACACCTCTGATGAGTTTGTGTCACTGATCGCTTGTGACACGCTTGAATACCGTAGATTCTATGACAATAAAGCGGTAAAGAAAACCTTATCAATCCCCAGCTGGCTAAATGATATGGCGGAACGTAGCGGAATTAATTTTTCTGGCGTTCTCCAAGAAGCCCTAAAAGCTAAACTGAATATTGAGTGACCTTTTTCAGCCGTCCTTCCTGGTGCCAGCCGGAGGGGCGGCTTTTTTATTTAATCTTTAATCGACCTCAGCACATTGCTTGCAAGATTGTTTATAAATTCAGCAGTTTTGTTTTCATTTTCTCAAACTCTTCTTGAGTGATTGCGCCACAATCAAGCAACTGCTTGTACTTTTGAATTTCATCTGCGGCCGACCCTTTTTGTGCCTGTTCAGATAATGTAGGCTGACGGTTTTCGGATAATATACGATCCAAAAGAGCAGTTGTCTTGTTAAAAGTGTCTTTAGCTAGATTATACATCCATCCGCCTTTTTTAACTTCCGTTGTAATTATTGGAATGTCTATGCTGTCTATCCACTCACTATCTATCATAACCGTAATAGTCATTTTTGATATGACCTCTTTTGTTTTTCGGCCCGACAGGCCACCGGCTACCAGACCAATCCCTCCAAAAAGAAGCCCGCCTGCAACTGCCCTTCCTGCACCTGATTTATGTATGGTTTCTCCGTCCTCAGTGACGGAGTAGTCTAACAGCTGCGCATATTTAAGTATTAAAGGATTTCGAATATCTTTACGGCGCGTGTCATCAATATACCAAATTTTATGGATAGAATCGACGTAAAGCTCGCCTGCCTGATCTGTGGGCTGAAAATACTTTAATGCCTCACGGTTTTTAGCACAATAAGCAATATGATCTTTTATATTTGCGACTGTTCTTTGCTGCGGGCGCGAAAGGTGCTGACAGCATTGTTCCGCGCAAGATCCACAAATCACCCCATCCTTTAAAACTGCCTTAGTTAAGACACCGGGCTTGGATCCACAAATTGAACACATTTCTTTTTTGCCAAACACATTTTTCACTTCTCTCATAAACGTATTAAAAAATGCTCTCTATGAGCAATTAATTCCCTAAAAATACAATTCCGTATCTAAATTTCCGTATGTATACCAACAGATTACTTTTTTCATAAAATTCCCCTTATCTTTCCGCCCTCTATCGAGCAGTTAATAGCTTTGAATCTTTCAGCAACTGATATTATATATAAAAATGAAGGGAGAACAGTTTCCTGCTCTCCCTATCAGATAATAAGAATTAGGTGGGGTGACTATTCCCACATCTCCTAACAATGGGCGACGGCTGCCTGTTCCGTCCTCTAATCCTTATCTCTTTTATATTATTTCCAACCCTATTCTATGCTATTCATTGCATTTTGTCAAGGGCCGTAGAGAGCCATTTGATATAAAATTGTTTACGCGGTTCGTATTTAACACATATAAAGAGCGGGCAACGTGTCATGGGGTGATATTAAATGCAATCTTCAAAATATTGTAATGTGCTATATTGACAAATAATACGATTTCTTGGAACATCTAGGCGTTTCCGAGCTTTTTTATACACATTTATGTATTGAACAAGCTTTTGTTTTATAAGGTGATCTTTTCCTCGTAAAGATTCAAATTCATTTGGTCTGACATATGGCTGCCTAGTATCATCAATATATTCTTGTCTTTTCAGCACAACCGCTTTTGAAAAATCCAGTCCGCAATTATTTTCCTTATCTGTCCAAAGGACATATTTGTGCTTTATGTGTGACCGCATGGGAACTGCGAACAACCGACCACCCATCTGAACGCACGCCTGAATATAAGGACGATCTCTTTTCTGCTCTATTTCTGAACACTGTATGTATGCTTTGTAAAAAGAATCGGACAGAAAAATAAACTTCAAAAAAATAACCCCCTCAAATGAATGAGGGGGCGGTCTTCTCCGTGAGCTTTCTTTATTTTTTGTTCGTTGCGCTCTACAACGAAATCAACTCAGTGAGCTTTCTTTTTTCCGCGGCAGTCGCGCTCTACGACTGCTTCTTCATAAGGTTTCCCTTACACCCTCATTATATTCAGTTTTCCACATCAAGTCAATGCAAAATTTATTAATTTTTTAATCTATCCACTCCACCCTCTATCGAGCAGTTAATTCCCTAAAAATACAATTCCGTATCTAAATTTCCGTATGTATACCAGCACACCACCTTTTTCATGAAATCTTCGGTGACGTCAAAGTATTCGGCTAAAGACCATATTTCTGTATAACCATTGGTTATTGCCGCATCCAAATCCTCCTCAGAAATAAGATGCTTAATTGCCCACTTATCCGCTCTGATCTCATGCTTCATTCTTATATCTAACGGAGAATATAAGTTATAAAAGCTACCTGTTGCGCAATGTCCTAGCTCATGAGCTAAATGCACACCTTCTTCTTTTTGATTAAATAGTAAGGAATAATCAATAATGACATAATCTTCATCTGTAATGGAAAATGAAATAGATTTATTTTCTGGAAGTCGACCATATTCAATTTGAATATTATTTTTATCGGCATAACCAAATAAAGTCTTCATTTTATTCGCGCTTCCTCTTTTCTCGTTCTTTGATGTACTGAATGTAGTTTTTGGCCTCCTCCCACATAGCATCGGTTACATCGGTATTACCTCCAAACAATGCGAGCTTTAAAGCTTCTTCGTTGATAGCCTGCCCATCAGTGGCAGGCTTTTCTTTTTGCTCATTACCAAGAAGATAATCGGTAGATACTCCGAAATATTCAGCCAGTAAGGCAAGTGTCTTTTTTCGAGGGGCTTTCCCTGCGAGCCAATTTGCAACAGTTGTTGGGTGTATGTCTAAATCTTTCGCAAGCTGATAGTTAGTTAACGTCCGAGAGGCCATTAACTCTGATAGTCGTTGTGCAAAACTCATAAAAACCGCCCTTTATTTATTGTTCTAATTTAATCTAATAATGCTTGACAATTAGAATTAATTAGACTATACTAGAGCATGTAAAGAAACAAAAGCGCAATCAAATTGGATGGCCTTGCGCAAAAAGGTTTTGTATTTTTTTTGCTCTAATAATCTACGATATTAGACTATCATCATAATCTAATATTGTCAATAGTAAGGGGGTGTATTTTTTGTCTTTTTCTGAAAATTTGGTGAAGTTGCAAAAGGAACGTGGTGTCACTAACTACAGATTATCTAAAGAAATCGGTGTCCACTGTACTACTGTGCGGAATTGGAGAGCAGGGAAACGTCCACTACTTGAACACGCCCACGCCGTTGCCGCTTATTTCGGCAAAACAGTAGATGAAATGATGAGGTGATTAATAATGCGTTCCCGTATGGTTCTTGCAGGACGATTCGAGGTTTTTGAAGATGGCACCGTGAATCGAATTAGCAACGGTGTTTCGGAACCTGCAAAACAAAGCTACACAGGAAAAGGAATGCGCTATGCTACCGTCAGTTATAGTGAAAATGGAAAACAGTATCATGCATATGTTCACCGCCTTGTTGCAACAGCATTTATTCCGAACCCCAAACATCTGCCTCAAGTAAACCACAAAGATGGAAACCCGCGTAACAATACAGTTGAAAATTTAGAATGGGTCACACAGGCACAAAACACCTGTCATGCTTACGAACACGGTTTAGCAAATCCGATGGCCACGGCGGTACCATGCTCTATATGTGGTGCGTTTACGAAATCGGCAAAAGGAATTTGCGTAGCTTGTCAAAACCATTTGAAGACGGAAGCAAAAGAGATTGATAAACAAGCAACCCTTTGGGATAGGTATGGATCACTTGACACTTCCTTGATGTCACCAACCGAAGCTACGTATGTACAGTTGCGGGCCAAAGGATTAAGCGTATCAGAAATTGCTGACAGATACGGTGTTTCAAGGCAATGTGTTTCGGCTGCAATTCTGTATGCTGAAAAGCGTGCCAGAGATCCCTCAAAAATGTCGAAGGCACAGCAAAGTGCTTTAATCTCGGCAAGAAAAAAGGTTCAAAGGACAAAACACAAGGTCGAGGAATTGGAGGCTGCACTTTTAGCGGCAAAAGAAAACTATGCTGGGGCACAGAAGGCGTTGAAAGTTCTTGAAGACAGTAGCGTTGGTTCTAGTTATCTCACCCCCCAATTAAATAATACCACCCTATCTGTCCGTTAAACAGGACTTTATGAAGGATGGAAAAAAATTTAGAAGGGGGTGAGGAAATGAAAAAAGACATCAATATTCCTAAAATCGATATGGATGAAGAAAGCCCTCAACTGCCTCCGTTTGTGGAAAAAGTGACAGGGCAAATAGACTGGATACGGTATTATATTGCAACTACTGAATCTGCATTACGGACAAAAATCAATGTTATTTGGATCGTAGTTCTTGTTCTTTGCTTTATAGTAGGATTCCTGTTTGCAAAGCTATTGTGCTAACCCAAGCATGAATCCGAATACAGCGCTTACGGCTGCAAGCAATACAGAACATACAGACTTTATAATCTGCATTTTTAATTCTGCAAGGTATATTGCACCTTCTTTTGAAACTGCAATTTTCCATTCAGTGACTTGTTTCATTTGCACTAATCCCATGTTGAACAAGACGCAACAAGTCTTCCATTGCGAACGATTCGCCCATTGGGATAGGAACGGAATACGCCATATCAGCGGGAAGGCATGAATACAATTATACGAGACAGCAAAAGCGCTTGGTGATGAAATTTCTTGGTGAGTTTTTAAGAGTATTGCACGCAAGACCAAATATTGCATAATAATCGACACTAGGGGTCGCCTCCTTTCCACCTTATTATAACGTGGCCCAGGAGGAAGAACAAGCAGACACGCCCCCACTCGCTATGTGGAGGGCAGGGAAATTTTTAGGAAGGAGAAAGTATGAATATCTGCGACGCGGTTAAGGCGCGAACTACAAACAAGCCGTATATAACACGGCAGTCTTGGAATTATCCAACAAGTGTATGGTGTAATGCTGCGGTTAAAATTTTACCTACAGATACGCCGGATTGCTGCACAATTGAGAGCGTGGCAAGCAATGCCCCCTGCCGAGGGTGGCAGCCCCAGGCAGAGGATTTAATTGCGGACGATTGGATCACGACTACTTAGAACCAATCACGAATTTCCTTGACGAATCTATAGCCCTTTTTTAGCATTGTGTTTTCATCGCATTCTTGTATAGATTGAATCTTCAAGGCAATTTCGCAGGGCTCATTGTTGCTATAGTGTACCGACAACAATCCATCGGATAGGTGAGGGGTAGAAAGATTTTAGGAAGGAGATGGAGATTATGCCGGCAAATGACGATCTCAAGGAAGGTGAGAAAACGATGAATAAGGAAGCACAAGCTGCGATTGATCGTATTTGTCAGAAAGATGAGATAAGGCAGAGAAAGAAAAAAATCGTCCTTGCACTGCTGCAACAATGCAAGGACGAAGGAATGACAGTGAACGACGTTGCCGACATCTGTAAATGGGCCACAGACAAAGCCCAACAGGCTACTCTCCGCGGTGGATTAGCTCTTGAATAAACTGTTCATCCCGGCTCATTACAAACCCATAAGCGGCGCAATAATCCTCTAAAATCTGTTCCATTTTAGATTGAGGATCTTCAAATTTTGATTTGCCAAGTTCTGAGTTTGCAAATATTTTTGCTACATCGCGCGCTATTTTTTCGTTGTCCATTTTTTCACCTCCCTCCCCCGCTCCTATTATACAGCCCAGGGAAAAGAGGGACAAGGTTATTCACAATTATTAACCGAGTTTTCAACAAAAGGAAGGAGGCAAGAACGTGAAAGAAAGAATCGAAATTAAAAGCAATTTTTCAGATTGGCATGAAGTAACAAAAATTCAGGCTCAACGATATGTAACATACTTGCTTCATTCCATCACGGCAATATCCCGCGAAAATCTAGTGGCTTATATTGAGAAAAGCCGGCTTAGAGGTGTCAGCGTTGCCGAGTTATACATTTAATCAATCGGATGAAATCTCGAAGGCTCTCAATGAGTTGGCGCGGCATGAGCTAAAGCTCAAAATTCTTCAAGATATACGTGCGGATATATCCGTTTGTTTGATTGAAGGATGGGATTACAAAGAATATCTTATTGATTTGAGGTCTCTTATTGACAGCTTTCTAAATGAGAAGATAGAAAGGGTGTGAAATCATGGAAGAAAGCATATATGAGCTTCGCGAGGCCGTCGGGCTGGAGGAAATCAACCGGCTGCTGGCGACAGGCCGTTGGAAAGTTCGCAGCTTAGATTGGGACGATGAAATCCCGGTGGCTAAATTGGTTCGTAACAAAAGGTGAGGGAGGGAAAGCGATGAAACAACACATCGAAGCTGTCTTTGAATGGAGCTTCCGCATATTGCTGCTGGTGCTTGTTACCGCCATGATTGCGTTTTATTTCAAAATGATTGTTTGAGAGGAGGAATTTAAATTGGATTTTAACCTGGAAGAGTACATTCGCGCCATTGTTCGAGAGTGTATAGCCGAAGGGCCGGAAATGAAGACACGGTTTACCGCTGAGGATATAGCGCAGCGTTTTGGATGGAGCCCGGCCAACGCCAGACGAGTGATAAACAACGGAAGCTTTGGAGAGGTTATCGCAGCGAGCCCAAAGCATAAGGTCGTAACCCTTCAGGGCGTTCTTGAATTTGAACGGAACAGAACGGTCAAAGCGTTGACGCATTCAAAAAGGGAAACAGGCCGGCGGACAGTCATTCATAAGAATCCTGGAAGAATCTGAGGGAGGACAGCAATGAACTTTCTAATCACCTTGTACATATTCTCTGCGGCGTTTGCACTGATGGTCCTTGTGGCCTGGATATGTGAGCGCCGGGAGCGCGGGAGGGCCCGCTGTAAGATTCGGACAATGAGGAAGGGCGAAAGGAGAAAAGCGGCATGAATATACCGGAGTGCTGCACGCACTGCAAGACCATGCAGAAACACAACTGTATTTTTCAGGAATCCTGCGTCATAGTCCGGCAGTTCCTGCGCAAGCAATACGACAGTATGATGATCGAATACAGCAACGATACCCATAGGAGGCTGAAAAACAGGCATGGCAGGTAATAAAAAAGCCGCGCAGGAACGGCAATTCCTGACGCGGCAAACAGAAAACAACTTACCTATAGTATATCAACGTGGACGGAGGTTGTCAAATGGAAAATGTGAATGGGTTAATGCTTGACATGGTAGCAGATTTATATAAACGGGCCCAAGAGGGCGAGCAATACTACGGCGAGACATTGGATCTTAAATATGAGATTCAGGCTTTAAAGGCCCGAATTCAGGAGCTGGAGGCGAGGCTCAATGACTAAGGGGTATGGATGGGCGCAGGCACAATATGACCGGCAGGAGCCTTTCCTTCCTGTCTGTGAAGGCTGCGGCCGCACTGTAGACGCCGTCGCTGATATAGACGGGACGAGGCTTTGCGAAGCCTGTGTTTCCGAATGGCTCCTGAACCATTTGGATATTATGACAGACCGGATTATGAGCTGGGGAGCATTGGCGGGTTAAAGGAGACGGTGGGATGATTACATTTAGAGCGCCGCGGGGTGATGAAATAGAAGACCGCGG